AGACCGTGAGACGGTAGCGGTAGCGCTGAAGAAGATTGATAGAAATACCCTACTTGGCAAGCGTGATTATGCGCTCCTATCCCTGCTCTTCTCGACAGGTCGGCGCGTCTCTGAGATGCAAGCGCTTGTCTGTGGTGATATTCTGCTCTCAGGTGCAAGCATGACGATCATCTGGCAGCACTGCAAAGGCGGTAAGCGGATGATTGATGAGATAGACCCGCATGTGGCGACTGTGCTCATGGACTACTTGAGAGCAGCATACAAGGGTGAATGGCGTGAGGATGCGCCGGTATGGGTGTCATTCTCGCAATTCCATTCTGCGCTGTCCGTGAAGCCTGCCATTACGAATGCCTCCCTTTCGCGGGTACTCTTCAAGCATTTGGGAGTGAGTAAATTTCATGCAGGGCGCCACTCGTTTGCTGTGTTTATGGATGACGCAGGAGCATCGCTCTCAGAGATAGGTAATCGACTAGGCCATGCAAGCCTTGCCACCACAAGCGATTATATGAAGCGCCTACGCAGCGCAGAGAATCCATACGCCGCAAAACTTGCTGCAATGCTCGAAATAGGAGGATAAGCAATGATCACTTTTCCTACAAAAGCAGAGGACTTTGAATATATCTACAACGCTAATGGCACCTGTACCATGTGGTATTGCGGCAGACAAGGCGTCATTTTAGCCTATGATACTTTCTCACCAGAAGTAGCACACTGGTTCTGTGAAGATTGTTGGGATGAGCTGGAAGGCGATGACTTGCCTGCCTTTATGGATATCATAGAGGATAGGCGACAGCCGAATTAAAAGACGCCATAGACGACTTTAAGAAAAGGAGTAAAAGATGCGAGTACCATACCGACCAGGGAATACAGATGCAGAGCGTTGTCTCTGTCAAGCATGCCAAGAAAAGAAGGGCTTAAAGGTTGTTAACAGGCTCATCTATCAGATTGGTGAAGCTGAACCCGTTGGCTACTTCGATGAGCAGGGTATGTATCAGTCCTATGAAGACTATGAGCATGACCCGTTTGGACTGAAGAGAATAGCACACGAGCAGTATCTAGCCGGTGAGCCAGCCCCGCGCTATGAAGAGATGCTCATTCCCTATCCTGAGCAATAGATCGGATAAAATGACGCATAGGTGACTTTGAGAAAAGGAGTAGAACGTGCAGATTTTAGTCACAAAAAAGGCAGATGATCTTTCGTTGGGAGAGAAGGTGTTACGTATTTCCATCGGTGGGGATATGGAACAGGCTTACATCACCTATCGCGGTGATCTGCGAGAGGTGCAAGAGCTACTGAATGTGGTAGCTCAGAAATTCAGCTTGATTGCTGAAGAGTTAGAAATTAGTTCAGATGAAGGGAAACGCTACGCATAATGGACATCAAACTTATTATCTTTGACGTTGATGGCACGCTGGTTACTACCAAGAGCGGAGCCACATTCCGCAAGAACGCCGATGATTGGCAATGGCTACCAGGACGCCTTGAAAAGTGTCAACGACTTGTCGAGCAAAAGTTAGTGATTGCCCTGGCAAGCAATCAGGGAGGCGTTGCCTATGGATATTTCCATGAGGATGCAATCAAATGGGAACTCCTCAAAACGGCAAAGGACATTTCCCCTTCTGTTCAATACTTCTGTTGCTTCACTCATCCTACTGCGAAACTTCCTGAATACCAGAAAGATGATTCACGACGGAAACCAGGGCCAGGAATGCTCATCGAAGCTATGGAGCATTACCACATTTTGCCACAAAATACGCTGATGGTAGGGGATAGACCAGAAGACGAGCAGGCCGCAAAGAATGCGGGTACGGCTTTCATGTGGGCTGATAAGTTCTTTGAGCCTGGTAATTAAAAGGGCACATAGCGCCGATTTAAGGATAGTTCAATCGGGTTTTCAGATACATCATAAATTGATCCCCTTCCCCCTTGACAATTGAATAGTAGTATGCTACTATATAACCAAGAGATGTGAGAGACACATCCGAAGCGGGAAAGCGAGGAGCAAAGAAATGGTAAACGCGAATCAAGTACAGCAAGCGATGATGGTGAGAAACTATGCAGCAGATTTGCTAGTAGATCATGAAGAGCCGGTTGACGCCTGGGAATTGGCACAAGAAACCGGGCTCACTGAAAAGCAAGTCAATCAGTCGCTCAAGTATCTTGTCCGAGAGGACTTGATAGAGATGGATGGTAGCAAGGTTATAGCGGTGCTGCCAATGTTTACGGAGGTTAATTAACATGGCAGCACCGAAAGGCAATCAGAACGCCAAGGCAAAGGGAAGAAAGCGCATCGATGTGCATATCTCACTAGCAGGTGAACGCCTCGTCAACTTTGAGAAGTACATCCAGAAGATTATGCTTGTAGATCGTCCTCCTACTGATACAGAGCTAGCAGCGATGGCACGTGATCTTGCCTATGAATGGTTTGATACGATGGTAGATCGTCTTGAGGATTATTAGAACGTAGTTGCTAAGCAGCCATAGAGCGCTTTAATAGAAGGAGTAAAAGATGAACCAGGAGCAAAAAGAATATGTCAACTGGATGAATAGCCTGCTGAGTGATAGCCCGAAACGTCAGTTGTTAGTGGACTTCCTACATTGGCTGGATGAAAAGCATGTCACCCTCTGCATTACTGCTAATCCCGGCACTGATGGAGATCATTCATTCATCCAAGATAATAGGACGCCAGAGCAATTCGTGACTCAATTCCTGGCTAGCAGGTAAAACACCGGGTAGTTTGCGCTGGAAAAGAGGTAAAAGATGAATGATGATGAACTTTGGAATAAGGCACACAAAGCTGGGTTAGATTATTATGCGGTCTATGGTGTCTTCCCTGAGAAGATAGGCATCCATCATAAGTGCGTCTCTCAGTTGAAACGTGACCACATCATTTTTGTTGAGATGCCAACATTTTCAATCTCATCCTTGCTCTCGGATGAACTGCAGCAAGAGTCAATCAGCAGTAGGCACCATATAGCATGGTTTCGGCCAGTAGTAGGACCATCCATCAAATTGGATGAAGTCTATCTACCCATGCCCAACGATGGATTAAGAGTGATAAGTGGGGATGACATAGCACGATTTGCACAGGCAAAGAAGACGCGGTAAAACTGCGCATAGAGCCATTTAGCAAAAGAGGTAGAATATGCGACCAATCAAGTTTCTGCTTTGGGATACAAAGCAGGAGTGTTTTGTGAACGAACCATACCATGCCATTAGCTTACTTGGCACGATACAGATTGAAGGTCACACCTCCGTTGAACCGAAGCGCTATATCCCTCTGCAATTTACAGGACTTGTGGATAAGAATGGCAAAGAGATATATGAGGGGTATATTGTGAAGACCTCTCGCAATCTGAAAGCAGTGGTCGAGTATGGCAATGGAGCCTTTTGGTTCAACACCTACAAGTTCTATGCCGGTCCTGGTAAGCGGAGTCTGCTTACAGGCAAGCCTCGCAGTAAGGCATATGCTACTCAGAAATCAAAAAACTGGGAGACCATCGGCAACATCTATGAAAACCGTGAATTGTTAGAACAGATGTAGTAAAAGTGCCGATAGAATGGGTCTAAGGAAGTGAGATATGGCAAAAGTCATCTATACCTACTGGCGGTATCAGGTCAAGCATGTTGAGGAAGTAGATAGCCTCGACCTCGCTTTAGATCGGGCACACTACGATGAGGATAATGGAGAGGCTTCTGTCGAATCCATTACGACGGAAAGAGGCGTAGTCATTGATAGCGAGACGATAAGCCGTTGGTGGATAGATCGCAAGCAACGAGAGAGACTGGGCGCACGAAAAGAGCAGAGGTGTCTTATGGCATTACGCACCAAGCACTTACGGCCTATCACCTGGAAAGAGGCGAGTAGGATTATCCGCCGTATGCGCTGGAAGCCATACATCTGCAATCAGCGTGGCATTGCATTTCTTGCTGCAAATATGTGGGGCAAAGAGTGCCGTATCGTCTCAGTAGCGCAGTTGCGCACGATGACCCCTGCACAATTCTGGCAGCGCTTACGCAATATAAACCCATCCCGCGTTGCAGCAGTTGAACGCAATACCTTTTAAGAGACCCATTAAAATCCCCCATAGAAGACATCAGTGATACTGAGTAGTTGAGCGTAAAAGGATGAAGGGATGATAGAGCCACAGATCGGACAGCGGGTCGAAGTTATTGATGGCCCGCTCGCAGGGACCAAGGCCACCATTGTCCAGGTCGATGGATGGATTGGGCATATTCTGATTCGCTTTGATCGAGAGAGTGAGCATCTTGCGCATGTACCTATCGATCTCCTTGTCCAATGGTTTGAGGTGGAGCGACTCAAAGCAAGCGAGCCATAGCCGCACACTTGCATGTTCCCTTCCTGCCATATATAATTGAGGCAGGATACCAACCGGGGGATGCCATGCTTTGCACTGACACTCAAGGCGAAATGCCTGCTATACACCTGGACAGGGAAATGGTCGAGTTGGCTGCTGACCTGGCACCGCTCATCTCTGCCATCCGCGTCCATGGGCATGGTGATGGGCACATTACCTTGTTGGTCAGCAAAGGGCGCATCCCGATTATCGAATGGGCCTCTAAGCTGTTTAGAGGCAAGAAAAAGGTTATCAATTAGGTAGTACCGTCTAGCAATCTGCGGATTAATGCGGGTACTTTTCACCGAAGTGAAAAGTGCTCGCTTTTTGTTTGTCTGGAGCAATCATGGCACGCCGCATCTGGATACTTCGCTACTTGCTTGAGGATGCGCTTCTTGGCATTCTTGTGCGCCTCGTCCTCGTGAAACGGAGGTGGAAATGAGCAAGTTGTGGGAAACGACACATACACAGCATCAGGAGCCATTGACGCTTGAAAGTCTCATGAAGGGGATTGAAGCGATGCGCAATGAATACCGTGAGCCGCCTGTAGAAATCATCTCACCTCAAGAGTATTTCAGGCGGCTAGGTTATCGCATTCCTCTTTCAGCACAAGTGCTTGAAAGACTATGGCAGGAGCATCACCCATGACCACACACTCTCATCTTGATGCCACCACGAAGACATGGCACAAACCCGATGAGCCACGCGCCTTTACACTCAAGTTCGATCAAAGCAAGCTCAAGAGTGCCAACCCGGTGCGTAGGCAAGAGTACCAGGAGTGGAAGGAAGTCGAAGGTATTCTCTTCACCAGCGGCTCCGTATGCCTTGATCGAAGTTACATGAACTACTTCCCTACACTCACGGATATGTGTGACTCCTTCGGCACCATTGGAAAATATGAGATTGAATGGCTGGATGAGCAAGAAAGTGAGCCTGTGGAATGAGCGAAGAGCACAACATCTATCACCTGAATACACCCTACAATCCCCTGGCCGGTGGTGCATCGGTGACTCATCTCTATCCTCATATCGTCACGCTCAATCCTTCCAATCCCCCCGCATTCACACTCATCAATACCAGGGAATACAATGATCTGCTCTCACAACGACAGAACTTGCAGGCCGTCATTCGGAACGTGACGCACTACCTCATCGCCAAGCAAGACATAGGCGAACTCTCAGCGGTGGAGGATGCCTTGCTGCTTGCGTGCGAGCAGGCGATGAATCAGGAGGCAGTGTGAGTAGGATACAGCGTGATACACCTATAAAAAAGACGAAGCAAGACCTCTTTCTTGAAGAGTTCGCCAAGCATGGCAATATCACGCTGGCCTGCCGGAAAGCAGAAATCGGACGTATGACGCTCTATCGCTGGAAAGAGAAGAGCGATACGTTTCTTGTGCGCTTCAATCAAGCCTTTGAGGAAGCGAAGGACGCCATACGTGCAGAGATATACCGGCGTGGGAAGGAAGGTTGGGATGAGCCCGTGTTCCAGCAGGGGAAACTCATTGACACCGTGCGCAAGTACAGTGATACCCTGCTCATCTTCCATGCCAAGATGCTCATGCCTGAATACCGTGATAAGAGCCAAATCGAGATGAGTGGCTCACTCGATATCACAGGCGCACGCGAAACGCTACTTACCAAGTTAGGAACAATCACACGTGCCACCCACAATGACCAAAACGAAATTGACTAGCTTCCTCTCATTGGAAGACGCTCGCACCTTCTCACGCTTACCTGCTGAGAAGAAGATGGAGTTTGTCTCTACATTGACCGACGCGGAAGCAGCACAATTGCGTTACCTATGGGAAGCATGGGCGCGTGATAAGCAACTTGCACCTGTGGGCAAATGGGTTGTGTGGCTCATCATGGCCGGGCGTGGTTTTGGGAAGACGCGCTCAGGCGCGGAATGGATACGTAAGCATGCAGAGAACGGCAAGGTACGGCACATGTCGCTCATTGGTCGCACCGCAGCCGATGTACGTGATGTGATGGTGGAAGGCGAAAGTGGCATCCTTGCCTGTTCTCCATCATGGGCATATCCCAAGTATGAGCCAAGTAAGCGCCGTCTCACCTGGCCTAACGGCTGCACTGCTACCACGTTTAGCGCTGATGAGCCTGATGCATTGCGCGGTCCACAGCATGAGAAAGTATGGGCCGATGAACCGGCGGCATGGCAATATCAGGATACGTGGGACCAAATGATGTTTGGCTTGCGTCTTGGGAGCAATCCACAGTGTGTTGCTACCACGACACCGCGTCCAACGAAGTTGATTAAAGCACTTTTCAAGGCAAAGACGACGCATATCACCAAAGGCACGACCTATGAGAATAGAGAGAATCTCGCATCTACCTTCTTTAGCCAGGTTGTAGGAAGGTATGAAGGGACGCGCCTCGGACAACAGGAACTCTACGCAGAGTTATTAGACGATGCTGATGGCGCTTTATGGAAACGTGAGGCAATGATAGAGGCATATCGTGTCACCTCCTATCCTGATCTCGTGCGTATTGTGGTCGGGGTAGACCCGGCAGTGAGTGACCATGAGGATAGTGCAGAGACGGGTATTGTGGTCGCTGGCATTGATGCATCAGGGCATGGGTATGTGCTAGATGATAAGAGTCAGCAAATGTCACCGCACACCTGGGCATCTGAGGTGGTAGCATCCTACTACAAGTACAAGGCAGATCGCGTCATCGGTGAGCAGAATAATGGCGGTATCCTCGTAGAGACAAATATCCGCACAGTCGATAAGGACGTCTCTTATAAGCAAGTCTATGCCTCACGTGGCAAGTATACCCGCGCTGAACCAGTAGCATCCCTCTACGAGCAGGGCAAGATACATCATGTTGGACTGTTTCCCTTGCTTGAAGATCAGATGTGTCAGTGGGAACCGCTTACAGGGCAAAAGTCACCTGACAGGTTAGATGCGCTGGTGTGGGCCTTGACTGAATTGATTGTTGCGCGTGCGGGCAGTCCAGGGGTATTAGACCTGGAAGAGCAAACAGCAGAAGAGCAAGCACAAAACGCGGAAGCACTGAAAAAGAAAATAGAGAAGCTTGCAAATCCCTTCGAGTGGGCTGCCGAGCATGAGATTGGAGGTGACTGGTCATGAGTAGACGCAATAGACGCCAACGCCACTATGCAGAAGAGAAAGCCGACCCGAATGTTGCCTATGTTGTCTCTCAACAAGGCGTTGCCGCACCTGCCATGATGCCGCGCAACATGCGTTCCTACATCCAGGAAGGCTACCGCTCAAGCAAGACCGTGTTCAGAGTCGTCGGTCACATCGCCCGCGCTGCCGCCGGTATCAAGTGGAAGCACTACACCGACGAGAGTAAGAAGCGCGAGATCACCACCTCGCCCCTGCTTGACCTGTGGAAGAATCCAGCGCCCAAGGTGGCCGGGACGCAATTCAGAGAGGCCATGATTGCCTACTACTGCATGACCGGCAATAGCTATTTGCTCGGTATCAATGTCAACCAGAATCCTACTGCTCCATTCGATGAACTGTACAATCTCAGACCTGATCTGACGAAGATCAAACTTGAAGAGAATGGGCCGCTCTATTATGAATTCGGCAACTTCACGCCGCCGCGCCGCTATCCTGAACCGTTCGTGATGCACAACAAGCTCTTTGCAGGCAACGACGACGTGTATGGTATGTCACCTGTCGAGGTGGCTGCGCTGCTCATCGACACGCAGAAGGCAGGGCAAAAGTGGAACCTGGGCCTGCTCAATAACATGGCACGTCCTGGCGGCGCATGGGTGACGGATGCGCTCCTGGGCGCGCAAGAATACAAGACGCTGAAGGACGAGATACGCAAGAAGTTCGCAGGGCCGCGTAACGCTGGTGAAACGGCCATCTTACATGGCGGTGTCAAGTGGCAGAGTATGAGTATGTCACCTTATGAACTGGACTGGCTTGAGAGCGACACGAAGGGTGATCGTGATATAGCGGGCATCTTCTTTAACTTTCCCTTATTCCTGTTGGGCTTGGCTGACTCCACCTTCAGTAATCAGGAGGAAGCCCGCTATGCGCTCTATACTGAGATCGTCTTTCCTATCCTGGATATGTTCCAGGATAGCTTGAATATGTGGCTCACGCCGCGCTATGGTGGCTATCTTGGCTACGATCAAGAGGA